TTTTAACATATTAACATTTTAACAATGAAGCATTAAAAAAAACCTAGATTTTAGTCTAGGCTTTTTAAATCACATTCAACAATATAGCGATCTATCAATTTACCTTACTTCCCACAACACTTCTTATACTTCTTTCCGCTTCCACAGGGCCTAGCGCTTAATATTTGTAGCGTACGATTGAATTTATCTAAGACTTTGCACTCCTCAATCAATCCAGCAACTATTTGCGAGATAGATAAATGAGTGCAAAGGTTATTTTGTTTTTATTTTTAATGTTCTAAATCCATTATAGCAAACTTTTTAAATCTTGTCAACATTATTATTTTTATCAGTAAAATCAACCCTATTTTCATCTAAATACAAAAACCAACGATTAACTTGTTGTCTCGTTTTTTTCATTACTCGTGCAATTTCTGACTGATTTAAGCCCTTACCTCGGTATTCTTGCACTTTAGTAATTGATTTTATATCAATTGGTCTTCCTGGTGTTGCTTTTTTCATATAGATAAAGATACAGCATAAAAAGACATTTGTCAACAAAACTCTACTATTTAACAAATAATTCATACCTTTTCTTCAATTCTACATTGGTCATTTGGGTATAAACAAAAGAACTTTGAAGTGATGAATGCCCTAATATATTTGATACATCAGAATTAGATCCTCCTTTCTTAACTATTTGGTGGCCCATGTGGTGCCGGAAGCTATGAGCATTTAGCGTTTCAATCTTTGCTCTCTTGCAACATCTTCTCAGCATCTCCCCTAGTCCCTTATTTTGCAATCTCTTTCCAGAGTTATGGTGAACTCCACCGCCACAAACAGCAATAAACAATGCATCATAATCTTTAAAAATCATTACATCCTCCAGGTGTTTTCTTTTAGCTAGCCACTTCTTTAAATTTTCGTTGGTTTCCTTTGTCCAAAATATTTCTCTGACTGGTCTCGCGCCCCTTGATTTTTCAGTTTGGATAACTGCCCTTCTTTCCACTAAATCTAAATCGTCAACATTAATTGAACATATTTCTCCGTTTCGCGCTCCTGTGTCCCACAACAAATTAATAATCGCTCTGTTTCTGATATGCCTAGGATCATTATTTTCAGGAATAGCATTTATTATTTTTTCATATTCCTCTCTAGTGGCCACTCTTTGCATTTTATATTTCTTTTTGGGTATTGGTATTAACCATGGATCGATAACGGTAAATCCTTGTTTACTATAAAATTCAAAAAACTTTCTTATGGCCATTGCTTTCGTAATAAAAGAATTATGGTCCCAATCTAAATCCTTCATCAAATTAAACCATTCCATTACACTATCTAATTTAACATTTTCTAAATCACAGTTTTTTTGAAACAGTGCAAATTGTTTCAAAATTAAGGTATAGCCTTTTAGCGTGCTAGTTTCACAACTCATTTTTTTCCAATTTCCAAAATTGTTTATTGCATCGCTTAACAACATAAAATAAAACCACCCACCTAGTCCCTTGGCTTGGCGGCACAAGGTTTCGATGAGCGGTTTTATGGGTTACAATATGATAACCAAGTAAATGACTATCGTATCGTAACTGTACTATACCACAAAAAGTGAAACATCGCACTTGTCCGCCAAGCCTCTCATTGCTGAGAAGGTCTTTTTAAAAAAGACACAAGTTAAAAGATGAAATTTTTTAAAAACTAATAACATTGGATAGTAGCGGATATTTGTTTTTTTGTCAATGTTTCGTTTATTTCGTGGAAACTGTGGACAAAAATGTCGGTCACAAAACCACTATATGCTATAATATATATGGGCCATTATGTTTGCTCACTTGTGTAGCAAATATAGTGGCTGATATCTAAAACTATGCCATTATCGATAGAAGATATGTTTTAGACAAAAACAAATATGGTATTTATTTACCTGCTGGTTAATTTCTTTACCAGAAAAATAATAAAGAAAGCAAAAACTACCTCTCGAGTTGAGAAGTAGTCAGAACTAAATAAAATGGAGATTCGTTTTTAAATAAAGGTCTCCTTTTATTTTTAACAGTTTAATTATATACCTTATTGCTTTTCTTTGCAAGTTGTCGTATGCATTTTAAATTATTACTTAAAATAAATCCCTGTTTCAGTCTTTATTCTTAACAATAAATTGCCAATAACCCCAACCATTCCCATCACCTCAGCTGATATCGGCACAATCTTTGCCAATTCGTTAATTGTGGCTATCGCTAATATTGCGATATTGAACCAAACTGTCCAACTTTCATACCATTTTTTCATATTTTTTATCTTAAAAATTTATTAAATAAACCAATTATCTTTTCCAATATAAACCTTAAATTTACCGGGATGACTTCATCCTTTTTTACATCCTCGGTATCGACCTTTTCAATTTCTTGAGGTTTTTCTTCTTCTATAATTACAGGATTATTTTCTATAGGTTTTTCCGTAATTTCTACTTTTTCAATTACCTCGGGCGCTGGTTTTACCTCTACTATTTTTTCTTCAATCACGATTAAATCTCCCCACCCTTCGTTACTTCCAGTTCCACTATAGATATAAACTACTACCCCATCACAGGCGCTATGAATTGGATCGTTAAGATCAGCGTTACCACTTCCTGCTCCATTAAGATCTAGCCCGGGATGAAAACATGGTTTTCTAGCTCCAACTGTTTTTTTTGACTGTGTATCATAATCCCAATATTCTAACCAACCTAATCCTAGATGATGAAAAGTCGGCATTATTGTTTTTGCATGCTCGCTAATATCAAAATAATGATCCTTCACCCACTCCTTGGATTTGCCTATACAATACTCGGTCCATTTAGCCGGTTTATATTTCAAACCATCAGCATGACAATGCGCATACCACTGACTATTACCAGTTCCATTTTTGGCAATCATTTGCCCTTTTTTAACTATGTCTCCTAATTTAACTTTTATCCCCTCGACATGTCCATAACGAAAATATTTCATAAATTTATTTTTTATAATAATTATATTGTTTTTGGATTATTGGATATTTATTTGGGTTATCAGCTTTCTTAACTAAATACAAAAGCGCGAACGATAATGTCGCTATCATCATTGAGATTATAAATATAATTGCCAGTATGTCTTCCAAAAGTTTTTTACTAATAAGACTTAGTGATTAATAATTACTTTAACGATTGCTTAATAATTACCCCTAAAATTCCAAAAAATGCCATAACACTCACCAAGACACTCACCCAAAATTTTCCGCTCACTGCCTGCTGCTTTATCCATTGCTTAGCTATTTCAGCTTTTTCTTCTTCTTTGTAAGCCGGTAAAAGCTGTTTATTTACAATATCCATTACTTGATTAGTATTGGTCATAAATATAGCCAATTCCTTTTCATGAATTTGTTGAGCATTGCGGTGTTCATCGAGACTATTAGCCACATCAGTAACCATTTTATAAGTCTCTTCCCCAAGTTGTTTTTGGGTTTTTAGTTTTGATTCTAAATGCAATATATTTTTTTCTTGTGTGCAAGTGTGATTCATTTTTTTTGTTTTTAATTTTTATAATTCAGCGTCTGCTTTCCATGTGTCGATAAAATAGCCTAGGCCAGCTGTGGCATTTGCCGCTCTCTGCAACGTAAATCCATTTACTGATTTGGCATTAACCGTGCTGGCTGCTGCGGGAAAATTTATTTGAGTGCCGTTTGCTATGGTCATAGTTGGAGATATTCTTTTAGCGACCATAAATCCTACTCTTGATGATATAAAAGTAGCTCCACTGAGAGTAGCTCCAGACCATGCGCTAGCTGAATTTCCATAATCATATTCATAGTATCTCTGGCAAGCTCTCAATTCTTCCTCATAACTCTTTGGTTGAAATGGTAAAGCTATACTCCCAACATTTAATTGAATTTGAGAAATATAAATTATGTCTCCAATAGTTTCTTGATTGGGTAACCATAAAGCTATTGCAAGATTATTTATAGTCGCACTATCTAGAACTATCCCTTCAATTTTTACAGTCGTCCATTCGCTTGTCACCGCTAAATCAGCTGGCACATTTTCTTCTGTCCAATTAGCGGCCCACGTAGGATTATCAGCCCAAGCACTAACTATATCAGAAGTTAAAGTATCAGCAGTTCCAGCCCAAGATAAAACTGCAGCTCTTATTGCAGAAATATTGGCTGATTTAACCTTAAAAGAAAGTGAAACTGTTTTTCCCTTCAACTTTTTAGCATCCTTAAATTCTAGAAATTGAACAATTCCAAATCTTTTAGATGTTTCTACATCTAATTTCATTGAAGAGGATGAACCTTCTGGCACTTCTGTCGTTTCTTGTGAAATATCAACAGCATCATTTCCATCCGAAATTAAGTTCCATCTATCAGCAGTGTAAACATCATTATTATTAGCACCAGCTACAAAACTGGTCGCTCTCTGCCATACATCAAAATTTCCATTTATTAATGCTTGGCGAGCCATGCCAAAATATTGGTTTGATAAATAAGAATCGAATATTGATTTGGGGGTTAATAATTTTCCTTCCTCTGTCCCTGCGTTAACTTCTACTCCAGTTGCTTTTTTATGAGTTCCGAGTTGTTCATGCTCAACCAAAATTCCATCCATTAAATCATTCCACAATTTATTATCAATTAATATTTCAACAACCGCTCCACCGGAATGAGCCTGGGCAGTTCCACCGACTCCTCGGATACAATTTTTTACAGTATCGCCATCCATAACTCCGAGAACTCTCTCCATTTTATCGGCAGTCTTTGCGCCGCTAGCATCAACTCTATCCACTGTAAGAATTACTCCTGTGCCAGTAGGAATCCCAGAAGCTGAAACTAGCGCAAAATTGTTTACTGCAGCATCTGAAATTCCCGAAGCTCCAAGTTGCCACCCGGTATTAGGTGCTACTTTTTTAAATTTATCTGTGTTTAATGCTGTCATATATTTTTACCCAAAAGGGTTTTTATTTTAATTATTATTTATAAAAATTAGATGGTGCTTTTATTTTTCTAATTAATCCCACAGCCTGAACTTTCAAAATAGTAAAATCTGTATTGGCTGATGAAGAATAGATATGAAATTGAATAGCTCTTAAATCTTTTCCAACTTTCTTAATTTTTGGTACGGATGCTTGACTGTAAGTTATTGGAGAATCTTCTTCATCTTTTAAGGTTATTTCTCCTAAATCACCGGTCCAAAATTCTATTGCCTGCAAATTGTCTGTAATTTGTTTGGTGGTAATGGATGAAAACTGTCCCTTTTTTCCAAGTCCTAGAATTTCAAAAAATATAGTTCCAGTTGGTCTTCCTAGTTCAACTAGTGCCTCCTGAATATTGGCAAAAGTCGATACATTTTCATCAATTGGAATTAATCCTGATAACCAAGATTGAAAAAATGGCTTACCTAAATCCCCTTTAATATTTTTTGATATTTCAATAAGCCTATCTCCATCATTGGGAATTCCTAAAAGTTTAGTTTTTCCGCCACTTTCTGTAACTTCAAGAAAGGATCTAAATCCGATAGTCCATTTATAAAACCATTCATTTTGTTCGCTATCCAAACCAAACATTATGTCATTTCCATTTCCACTTTCTGAAGCTGTAAATATAATTTTTGAGTCATACCAAATTCCAGCAATATCAGCTATGTTTTTTAATCCTCTAAATGATGGGCGAATATTTCCCGATAATTCTCCAGTGGATAAAATATTTTGAACATTCTCTTTATTATTCAAAGAGAAAATTCCTCTACTATTTGGGATGTATAGAGAGTCATTCGCCTCAACTACTCCAAGCATTGCCACTGTTCCTATTGGTCCAGGCAATCTAGTAGGATTAGGCACTATAATCATCGTGTCGGCGATTGTGGTAATTTCTAGTGGTATCTGCCAAATAGATCCTATACCGGCTTTATTTCTCGTTAGGGCTGTGGCCACACTATCTCCCTTACCACTTCGAAAATGTCCAATCCATTCTAATTGCTCTCCAGTTCCTCCAATTAGCGGTTGATAACCTCCACCATAGAATTCAGAAAATATTCCTAGGAAATCTCCTGTACCACTCCAAAAAACTAACTCATCAGTAATTCCCCATAATCTCGATCCGCTATCGGCAATCATCTTAAAGGCAGGCGCTCCAGTAGTATCATCTTGCGGACAAGTAAAAAATGGATTTTGCACAAAAGAGCCATCATCCTTAAAACTGGTTCCAGTGGTTGAAGTTTCCGCTAATAATAATTCCTTACCCGACTCATCAGCGTAATATATTTGATAGCGACTAGCTCCAGCTACAGCAGTCCATGAGAGCGTTAAATATTCATTAGAAGATACAATCCAAGAGTTTCTAGCTTTATTGGTTGTAAGGTTTATTTCTACGCTACCCTCAGTTTCTCCAACTTCATTAAGTGCGGTTACTTTATAATAATTATTGTATGATCCTGCAGTTAAAACATTTCTGACTAACCCTAAACCAGTAGGAGCAGGTAATTGCGTATAGCGAAGTAAAACTGTGCCATTATATCTAGTTAACCTATCTTTTCCATTGGAGATGTATAGTTGATTAACCGACTGACAAAAATTATATTTTGTAGCAGTAAGGTCAAAAGTTGCTCCAGTTATTTCCGTCCAATCTCCCTGGTCCACGCATTTATAGGCCTTACCATCTGTTCCTATAGCTACTTTCTCCTGGGTTTTATCTACATCTTTTTTCTCATAAATCCCACAAGATACTATTTTTGCTCCACCGGGTAAAGCTTTACCATAATAATCACTTCCCCACCTTGTTTTCCATCGTCCATCTTGCACAAGAATTAAATTCAAAGCCTCCTTGGCAAATTTTGCGCCAAGAATAATGTCATCCAATAAGGATGCTAAACCCTTAAAAGTATCAATAATTAATACCCAGGGTGTTTTTGCTTTTCTTCCTTTTCGTGGAATTATTTTCATAATCTATTTAACTTAATAATGTGTACTTCATCTTTTTTAATTTATCGTCTGCTGAAACAAAATATGCCTGGCCGTTATCATCATCCGCATTATCAAAATATAATTTAGCCAAGACATAATCCTCAATAAATTTAGAATTGGCCATTTCTATCTCATTCGTTTCTTCTCCGGTAACATATCTAAAAGCTTTTTTTAGATAAGGCATTTTGACAGTTCCGCTCACTGCAGGGAGAGTTTTGATTTTCCCTCCGATAGTCCAAAATATATATGGAGATAATTCTTCTTGCGCAGCTTGCTCGCCTTCGGCTGCACTGACTTCTGCGTATATTGCACCACCGATTGCCAGTTCTGCTTTTTTAAGCCCATCCTCTTCTTGACTAAATCTCCTCATAAAGGATAAAAAGTTATCAGGTAATATGTCCTCCCCAGTTCCTCCAAAAGCAAAATCTGTAGGTGGCACGATTAACTCGGACCAGTTATACCCTTCAAATACACACTCCTCCCATTCACTAATAGCGTCATCGACAAAATCCAATCTAACAGCCATGTCTTCAGAACTTGTTTGGGGATATTCTTTATCCTTAGCAAATTTCCTGTGTATTTTTTTTAATATTTCTCCTATATTTTTTTCCATAGATTTGACCCTAAAATTTAATTAATTATCTTTTTCTTCTTCTGCTAACACCGGGCAATCTCCTAAATCTCACCTGAGTCGGTCTTCTTGATATTCTTACCTTTTTACTAGAGCCACCAAGCAATCCGGCTATTTGCATAAAATCTTTATCAAGAAGTGGATAGCGATATTTCTCTTCTAGCTTTTTGCCTTTGCTTCCTTTTTTAAATCCTCCTTGTTCAATATATTTTTCAGCTTTATCCATCAAATTTTCTTTCTCTAAAGTAAGTGAATCGATAGTATCTTGATCTATAATTGGATCCAGCGTGGATATATATTTGTTTATTGACTCTATTTTTTTATCAGCTGCAACTGCCCAGTTTTCCATATCGTCATTAGCAAATGCCCTATCCATTTCAAGATTTGCATTAGCGACTGCTATTTTTTTGGTTCTTTCGTCCTGAGTTTCCACTTTAAATTCCCCATTCTTCTTATACCAAAATTCATTATCGTGTTGACGCATTTTCTCATCTGAGCTCATAAAATCTTCCTTAACTATAGCATACCGAGCGAGTTTTTCTGTTTTAAATGTTTTTGTGTCAGCAAGCATATTTGGAACATAAAAATTTCCATCTTCAAGTCTATGTATTCCATCTCCAATATCTCCCGGTTCGTCAATTGTCGTACCTAACTCTGCTGCTTTTTTAAGTTTTTCTTTTGTGTTATCTGATGCGCGCGAAAGCATTACTTCATCGAAATATTTATTGCCTCCAATTTTGAATTTTTCCGTCTGTTCTTCACTAAGAGGAGTTTGCTTGTTGTCAAAATAATCCTGCATTTCTCCAGTAGCATTTTTTCCAAATAAAACTCCACGCATTACATTAGTTGCGTTTCGTTCTACCGGAGTCATAACTTTTCCTGCTGCATTTTCCGCATATCCATTTAATAGCGTTTTTACACCATCAGTAGTTTTTTTAATTTGAGATCCTCCGAATGGAGGAATTATTTTATACAAAGGATCTTGAATACCCCCTGTTATAACGTCAGAAACACCACCTGAACCGAATCTCGTTGGATCTCCCTCACCGAAGAATTGGTTTCTCGCTGGCAATTTGTATCCAAAAACTTCTTTTCCGTATTTTGGGTATATGTTCGCCAAGGTCTGTCCTGTAGGTAATCCAGGAAGTCCAGGCGCATTAGAAAAAAATTCTCCTGCTATCCTTCCCCCAGTCTTTAGGGCGCCCACTTTTTTATTATCTTCTTTTTCATATTCTTCGTAGCCATCTATTATTGCTTGTATTGGGTCGAATATAACGTCTGACCCTCTAACCTCTTTAACTATTCGATTCATAATATGTCCAACAATAAAAGCCTCGGTAAGTTTTTTTGCAAGTACAAACTTGCTAGGATCATGTTTTGCTAAATCACGCAAAGCATACCAATAATTAGTAACTTCAAGTTGAAATGGATTTGTGACTTGATACATTAAAGATTTTTGCATTAAAGGAACTTCTCCAATGCCACGTCCGCCAACCATTTTCCTAGTCCAATCATCTGCATAGCTTACTGGATCAGAAATTTTTTCATTTAATGCTTTTCTATAATGAGAATTCCAAATAACTTTAGCACTAACCTCATCTCCAAAAGTCATCATCCAAGCTGCAAACTTTTTGGGAGTAGCAAGAAAACTCTCATCAAATTTGCTAAAACCATCAAAATATCTTTCCTTTAAAAAGTTTGATTTATTAATTGGTAAATCATCTTTAAATATACCCACAAAACTATCTTTAATTCCTTTTGTGGTATTTACAGTTCCAGCACTAGCTATCCCTGGAGGCAAACTAAAAAATTGTGATACAGCCGATCCAACATTTCCAAGTACTGCGTTTGCTTTTATTCTAGAAAGACCACTCCTTAATAATTTGAATGATTTTCTTGCATAAGCATCTTGATTTGGTCGGTCAAAGGGATTTGTCTTTCCTGCTAAATCACTAGCATAATTATCTAAAAACTTTAAGAAATTGTTTAATTTATTATCCGATTTTTCAGCGGCTGCTGATGGCGACATTCTTCCAAAAATATCTTCTTTATTTTTAGCAGTTTTCTCTTTTATAAATGTTTTAACTTTTTCATAATCACCAATATTAGCCAATTCCTTACTCATCCAATCTGATTGAGAATCACTAGCTCCATGCTCCATTAAAATATCTTTAATTTTTTTAGGATCATTAGTAGCTGTAATTTTTTGGATAGGATCAAATTTTTTAGACAATTCTTCAGCTAACCCTATTCGTTCAGGTATAGCTCCACCACTATTTTTTATTAATTCCTTTGTCTCTTCGTCCATTCCTCGAAGCCTTTGAATTTGTGGGTCAATATGCTTAGCAAAAGAAAAATCTCTTATATAATTTTTCATACCTTTAACCGCATCGTACTCTGTCTTATCTCCGGTTCGTTGTTGGGCAAACCCAAGAAATTTAGATTTAGGTTTTGTATATTCAGACATAACAGCCAATGAAGGATCAATGTTTGCTGGGGTATCAAATAAATTTTTTAATCCAAAAATCCCATCTCTTTCAAGAGAATGTGGAAAATAATTATCTCGATGAGGTATTGTTTTTGTACTTTCTGGATAAAGCGGATGAGTTGGGTAGGTGTCTTCCCTGACCTTATTAAGTTCTGGAAGCATTTCATCGAATTTACTTCTAAACCAAGAAACTGCCTCAACAATTTTATTCCAATTTTTAGGAGATATTTGTTTGAGTTGCGTAAGTATTATTTCCTTTTTTACATCTGGCATTTCTTCTAATTTTTTACCTACAGAAATTCTCCAATCTCCATCCTTGGATTTTTCAGCTAAACTTTTAAGCTCTGAAAAATTTATTTGTCGCTTAATATTATCTGGTATATCTGACTCTCTGAGGGGTCTCAAAAGAACATTTTCTCCAACCTTTTGAACATATTCAGAGGACCTGTCTCCATATTTAAATCCAAAAAATGTTTTTATTTCCTTAATCCCGTATTTTTTAACAACTTCATTCCATAAGTCTCCTAAACGAGTATCTTGCTCATCAATAAATTTTCCTTTAGCTTTATCTAAACTTCCAAGTACTTCTTTTTTGACTTTAGAATTATCTCCAAAAACTACATCAAAATTACGATAAACATCTCGAGCGCTTCCCATTAAAGAATTAATATCTTTTAAGCTAGAAGGATCAACCTCATTGAGAAAGTTTGTATTTAATGCTTCCTTTTTTTCGTAATAATTTTTTAGTTGTCCCCAAGGAACTTTTTTCTTAATAATTTCCTTAGCTTTTGGAATATTCTGAATAATTTTATCTATTTGTTTTTTTGGATAACCTAAATTTCCAAGCTTAATAATGTGATTTGCCTGGTCTTTCCCAATAAGATTAACCTCTCTTTTTTTATATCCAATTCTCATCAATTCCGTTGGATAGGATAAAACATCTCTCAATGCATCAATTCTCTCTCCTTTATCTCTGTAAGCTTTTTCTTGAAATTTATTAAATGGTCCAAATTCATTTCCTTTAAATGGAGAGTCGTTTTTTATTTCTTTCTTCTTATTTTCAATAAGAGCTTTAACACTTGGGAAAGATTCCTTGGTTTGTTTTTTATTTACAAATTCCTCAATATTTGGAAAAGATTGTTGCTTGCTTTGCTCAACCTCCAAAACTGCCTTTTGCGGTGCTTTAACTCTCTGTGGTGGCACAAAGCCCTTTTCTGCTTTATCGAGCCCTAGGCGTTGGTTTTGCTTCTGTCTAGCTATTACTTCCTGGGCTTTTTTATTTTTCAAAGCTATCTTATTATTAAAATCCATCACCTTAGTAGATACTACTTTTGGTTTCAAAGAATTCACATCTTGGATGTTTAACCCTGGTCGAGTAGTCAAAACTTTTCCTAAAATACTCTTAGGCTTAAAAGGTTCTCTAATTGTTTGAATCACTGTTCTTTCAGTTCCAGCCACTGGCACCATTTGAGGTTTCCCATGAATCATTATTCCGTAATTAGGCTCATGGTCAACTTTAGTAACAATTCTTTTCTTGTATGGATTTTTAAAATTCATTATATCAGTAGATGTTTTTCTTGCCTCATTTTTGACCCCGGTGATAGCTTTGCTTCCAGCTCTTCCTCCACCGGCAATTGTTCCACCTAAGACTGCACCTCCAACTGTCCCCACTATAGCCCCCGTCACTCCGCTTTTAAGGGCATTGGCACCTTGCTCTCTCAAATTTTCCCCTTCTTGGGCCCCGCTTAAAGCTCCTGATGTTCCACCATAAATAAGGCCCTCTTTAGCGCCTCTTTTTGCTCCTGTTTTAAGTGCATCCATTACTCCTATTTTTGAGGCTTTTTTAAATCCATCAGTAGCAATTTTTTTAATTGTTCCACCACCAGCAAAAATCGAACCAATATCGACTCCAATATTGGCCGCTTCTGCTCCTCGCTTGACTAAATAAGAAGGTGTCGCTTTTGTTTTTCCATAATCTTTTAATGCTCCACTCACAGTCCGTGATGGAATATTCATTATAGTTTGAGGTATTTCAGCCGCAAATCTCCCCACTGGATTTTTTACCTTACTGGCAAAATTAAATTTAGGAATATTTTCTGCCGATTGAGAGAATTTTCTTAGTCCGCTATCAGTGGCTTTCATCCAATCTGGCGCGCCCTGTGGCTTCGTGACATAGTTAATAGCCTCTCTTTTTGTGTTATTGGCATAACTTCCAAGAGTTTTTCTATATTCATTAGCAACAGCTCCCAGAGATGTTGCTGAATCGGTTAATTTCTTTTTAGTTTTTTTAAATAATCCACCAAACATTTAATTTAATATTTTAGCTAATTAAACTAGCGCTTCTTCCTCTTCATCTTCATAAATAGGTTCACCTGTTAGCGGATCATATCTTTTAATAACTCTTTTCTTCCCAGTATTCTTTGGATCATAGAAGTCTTCAGCATTTTCTGTATTTTCAAAATCAATGTTTTCAGAAAATTCGGGAGTATCTAATTCAGCTGGAGAATCAATATCGACTGAGGCGCTTTCTAATTCATCGGCAAGTCCACCATATTCAATCATTTTATTTGATAGAGTGGTTCTAAATTCTTGGGCTTTAGCTTGAATGCTAGACAATGAACTAATAAAGTTATTAAAGTTTCTATCAGACTCGGCATCGATGTCTTCCTGCTTCCATTTTGATTTTTTACCATCCAACCTTTTAAGCGCTGCTTGAGATGCTTTAAATTCTTCCATGGCTCTCTCTTTCTCTTCTTTTTCCCAATTATATGATTGAGCTCTTTTAACATTGTATTCTTCGACAATATGCTTGCCGGCTTGATTTTGCTTACTGAACTCATCACCCCAACCAGTAAGAATATTAGATCTCTCTTTACCGGCGCTTCTTGCGATAGCTTTAGAGGCTAGCTTGCTTGCACTACCACCACTGGCACCTTTGATACCAAGCATGACATTGGTATTTTCCATGCTTTTTCTAGTGTCTCCAGCGAGGTCGTCCAAAGCACCCTTTTGATTTTTCTCAATAAGGGTTTTGTTTCCAGCAATAGCTGCTTCGTTTTTATTTTTGTAAGTGTCCAGTGATGTCCTATATTGATTGGCCACTTTTCCAAGATTAGAAATATACTTTTCTGAAGTGTTTAATGATTTTTTTGTAGCATCTACTACATCACCGGCATCATCCCATCCACGTCCGATAGCATCAGTTATTTTTTTGTTAGATGAGCCACTTCCACTTCCGCCTCCTGACGAGCTATCATTTATGTCTTTAGGGAACTCGCTTACTGGAGTCATATATTTTGAAGAATCGACACTCTTTGAACTTTCAACAGCTTTCTTTTGGCTATTTGCCCAATTTTTTATCCTTGGATCATTCATGTCCACATCTTCGTCCTTTGCAGCTGCCTTTGGCCATAATAATGACACAGCTGGTCCCACGAATGGTGTTTTCTTTAATAGAGTTTTTCCGACTGCGGATCCACTCTTTTGCAATGCGCTTGCTACTGCCCCTAATGTACTCATATTTATTTTTATTCTTGACAACCCTTGCATTTTTGTGCAAGTATTGTAAGATTTAATTAATCTATTTATTTATGAAAAATTTACTTATAAAATATAGTCCCTATTGGATAGTTCCTATTTCATTGTTTTTAGCTATCTCATTTATCGTTGAATATCCTATTTCCTTAACTGATTTTGTTAAATTGTATTTCCCAAGACTATTTCTAGGCTTAGTTATAGGCGCAATTATTTGTTTAATTATTGAAATACCTGCATTCATATATTTATTTTTTATTGAGTTATTTAAGAAAAAATAATTTTATGGATTCTAGAAAAATCATAATTTCTTTGTTGTTGGTAATTATTGCGCTACTTTTTTATGTTGCTTTTAAGGATAATTTGGCTTGGTATTTTAGAAAAAATAAAATAACAAGCAATGCTTCAATATATAATATTCCAACAGTATACAATTATTGCATCGGGTCTTACTCAACAAACGAAAACAGTGGATATGATGAAGATAAATGTATAGCAGATATCAAAGAATTTTCATCTGTAACCAAGAAATTTGACAATCTTATAAAGTCAAAAAGTGATATAAATTGTGCTGATTTCTCAAGCAGTTTTGATGCTACTACTTTTTTTCATTATGTTGGTGGGGACTTAATTAAGATGTTTCCAGTAGGCTATGAAAATCATCAACCGTTATATCGCAAAGACACTCCATCAGGATGCTTTAATGACCCCTACAATCTCGACACTGATCATGATTGCGAGCCTTGCGAAAATTTTTTTAAATAACTTTCCATTTCTCTCCCCATTCAATCCCTCGAGCAATCGAGGGATTTTTTGAAAGATAAATTATTTCTCTTCCTCAACTCCTTCTAAAAGTGCTATTAATTCAGCCTTGTTTTTAGCTTTCTTGATAACCTCGGCATCAATACCTTTTTCAACACACATCGCCTCTAACGCAGGTTTTTTAAGGTCTGTTAGCTCAACTACTTCTCCTTCGAAAACTACTTTAAAGATTTCCTCTTCGACTGAAGTCAAATAAGGTCTTCTTGCTACCAAAACTTTTTTGTCCTGGTCACTTAATTCTTGAGGAGTCTTTTTTAAAATGTCCTCGATCATTTCTTTATCTTTATGAGATAAAGTTTCTCTGCTAATTTTTTCACTCATTTTTTTAGCTCTTAATAATTATTAGCCTTATGGCTATAATTTCCCCGCCAAGCCAATTGGCAGGGATATATAGTTATAAAGTTGTAAAAATACTAAGTTAGGTTAAATTTTGCATAAAATGCAACACCAGCTTTTCTTCTTTCATCAGCCACTTTTTCACCATGACCAAATAAGCCTTTTACCAAATCAGAATGACTGTTTGGATTTTTTTCAGCATCGATGGTTGAAATATTTTCGATATATCCGAAAGCTCCAGTAATGAAAGCTTTATGGCCACCAACACACATAAATCCATTAGTATTGTCTCCAGTAAACCAAGCATCCGGCAAGAAATATAAATTAAAGCCAGATGATTTTAGCAATAAACCTTTTTCGACAACGTCTCCATGAACTTTTTCAATATCAACATTAAATTCAGGAGCGGCTTTAAGAACTGGACCAGCAGCCAAAGCAGGAAGAGCTAACCATCTTTTTCCATCATTAGGGATACTATTTGTATCAAGCATTCCGCTTAAAACATCCAAGTAGTATTTAATATTGGACTTTGTTATGGCAAGACAAGTATTAGCTTGAATTTCATAAGCTGTACCACCAGCGATTGCGCCTCCGTCATAAGCGGAAGTAGTATCATCGCTATCGTTTTCAATTACGATATGAGTTGTATCAGTAAATGTCTTTACTCTGTACCATTTGCTATGACCAACAGCCTTAAATGGTTTTCCAACCATTCCTGCTGCAAAAGTCGTACCAACACCAACCACTGCACCAGTCGTAACTGCTACAGTAACTGTTCCAGTTGCATAAACTGTTCCAAGCCAGTTTCCAGAAGCAGCATCGGCATAATATGCCAATAATGCCTTGTCCATTTCCTCATAAAGAGCTTGACCGGCTTGATTGATTATTTCACTATCAGGGTCTTCTACTGCGCTAGCAAAAGCAGCTACAGATGGAATTTCATCAGCAATTTCCAAGAAAGTTCCAACGATCAATCTTGAAAGGACCTCAGTTACTTTCGAATAGGTGATAGCACCAGTTCCAGCTGTAGATTTCCATCCACCTCCGGTAAGAGTAGTAACCACAAACTCTTTATATTTTTTATCAACCTTCTTTTTCATTTTTGAGTCAGAAACATTCTGAGCCTCAAAATTATCATTAACAACATCCACATACATTGACCGCTTAAAAAACTTTTGCAAAGCTTTTGTTTGGTATTTAATGGAGGTTGTGTTTGTTCCAAATTCGGGCATATTTTATTTAATCCACTAGTGGACGTTATGCCACTAGGGAGAATTACATTAAATGTTTAAACTTTCCCTCGGCGAGCATTCGATGATATCGTTGAGGATCTTCAGCTTCAATTTTTTCCACATCTTCCCAGGTTAACTCTCCGGATTTACCCGGATTTTCGCCCGCTCCAGATATGATTCCAGATAAAGCTTTATTTTTAACCTCTTTTTCCTTGGCAATTCTGTCTTGTTTAACCTGCTCTATTTTGTCTGTTACGGTCTTATATGCCTTTTTGATAGACATTCCCCCATAAACTAGGGTTTCGACAGCATCAGCTAAAATAGGATCATATTTACCATCCTTTTTGGTTTCATCAAGTTCGGGATGGTTATCTATAAACTCCACAAAATTTACCACTTCTTTTGTCTGATTTTCCTCTTGAATTATTTCTTGTCGAATTTCCTCGCGCTCAGCGTCTTTAATTGCCTCAATATCCTCAGCCTCTAACGCTCTACTTGGCTTTAGCCCTCTCATTTCTCTTACTATCTCCAAATATTGCTTCAACTTCTCTACTTTTTGGTCTTTTGAATAATTTTTTAAATCATTCATTAATTCTTCTTTGGTTGGGATGTTCTTATCCCCCTTCAAAGTAAGAATTTGGATATATTTATCGGCTAAACGCTTATCAAGACGAGGAGTCATTGATTGAATCTCATGATTTTGAATATTTTGATTCTCATCATTTTGATTTTCATCAACTTCATTTTTCTCTTGATTCTCTCCTTCAGCTTTTTCAGCTTCAGGCTTCTTTTCTTCTTCGGTTTCGGATTCTTCTTTTGGTTTTCCAAAAGCGGTTTTAATTTCATCCTCACCAACGATGTCCATAATTCTAGGATCTAAATCCTTAATTTCTTCCGCCTCTTTTTCGCTATTAGGCGACTCAGTTGGCGTCACTGACGAATTATTTTCTGTGGAAGCATTTGCGCTATCTTCCGAAGCGATGTTTTTTTCTTCTATATCCATACTCTTTCGCACCTATACGCGGTGCGCTACGTTTTTTAAAAATTACCAGGTTCTCTTTCGAGAAGTTCCCGAGGAGTAGCGCAAATTATTGTGCTACTGGCTTGGATTCTTCTTGTTTTCTTAAAAGTTTTCTTGCTTTTTTTATTGACTCAACCTCTTCGACAATCCATCGCAATTCTTCGATTGCTTCACTTCTAGCCACTGCAATTGCCCCTAAGAGAGCGAGGTCTGTGGAGGTGTTTAGCTCCTTTTTAGGTATCGGCTCAAGCAATCCAGCTATTCTTCTATTCACCTTTTTGAGCATTATTTTCCAACCTTCTGTCTCTCCCATATCTGCAATAGCGTCATCTTCAATCACTGTATCGACTTCTGATAATGAGTCTTTTAATACTTTTTCCTTAACCGCTATAATTTCTTCTGTATTCATCTTTTTATGTTTAATGAATTAAAATTTAATAAGATTCTACTTGCTCTACTTGTTTAGAATTTTCACCAACTATCGTGCCCCCACTATCACCGACACCCTCAACTGAGCTTGGATCATTCGAAGAAACAACAATTTTATCCCAATCCTGTATTCCATTTTCTATGGCTAATCTTTTAACAGCTTCACCCCAATTTATTTTCTTACCGCTCGCCAATATGTCTTTTTGAATATCTTGGTTTTTACTAATCATATTTAAGAGATTCATCATTTTTTCAGCCGCATCTCCGCGTTTAGCAGTGCTTCCAGGATCAACTTTGTATTTAACTGCTAAATCAGATAATAGCTCTCCGCTAATGATTCCGTTTTCAAAAATACTTAAATCGCTATTTGGATAAGTTCTTTTAATATTTACAAGGGCTTCTTCCATTCCTGGAATTTCCACATCTTTCATACCTCTTTTTGAGGCCACCGCCATCATCATATTGGCCACGTTTTCAATAAATCTCTCTTGCATATATCTATCCCAGCTATCTCTAGCACCCTCTCTGGCCCCTTGCATCTTTAAAGCTTCAGGAGTCTTGCCAAATCCAACATCTACACTAGAAGGCACGGAAGTATCAGTAGAGGCTCCTAGGCTCATTAAATTAGCCTTCATGATGTTGTAGGTAGTTTGAAAAGTAGCTAGCCCCTGTGGAGAATTTTCTAACACTCTTGGACCGTTGGTTTTACCTCCCTTGGCAAACCAAAATTTGTTTTCCACATTGACACTACTCATTACCATTTCTTCCGGGTCTATAATAGTGGTTGGGTCTATGCTTTTATCTAATGAGGCAAAATATTTTCGTGATAATGTATCGATTGATTTTTGAGGAGTCTCTCCCCTTTCCATATCAGATAATCCCCAATATCTGTCTAAAACAGGGATTGTCTGCTTTTCTACCAAAGGAATACATGGGAAATAATCTTTTTCATCAACTAAAACCTTTTTAGAGGTAGCCTCATAAATCAACCAGTCACCATTCTTAGTAAAATAATTTCTTAAGATGATAGTATTTTGGTCTTGAATTTGTCTTTTTTCCTCTGAAGTTAAAGACTCTTGATCAACTGAAGTAGGTTTTATTTCATCAATCAAAGATTTGTCCCATACTTCTGGATTATCTTCACATCTTCTTTCTAGCCATTTTTTAGTCACAAAAATGTCGATGAAACACCAATCCATATCACTGATCAGATATTTGCCGGGCTGTGGAGTAAATCGTCTTGGGTGAACGATAACCATATCCGGGCCAGTATATTTATCACCCACAATGTAATCTATAAAAGTTGGCATCGTACCATATACTTTTGAATAAACGTTGACCTGTCTTTGTTTTGTGAAGAAATCTCCGCCAGTATTAGCATTTGGTAAAATATATTCGTGATAGACAAGATTGGCAGCAATAATTTTTGGTATGTCGCTATCTTTGTATCCTGTAAATCTTCCAGATGGCATTTGAGCCATTATCCTACAGCTACTATCCAAAATAAGGCTTGTTAGCTCACCAGTAGAATAAAAAGATTCAACAGTTTTCTTTTTATTGTCATCATCTTTGTTTATATATCTGCCATAAAATAGTTGCTCTCTATCATTCCAAGCAAAACCAGAAGACATTATGTCCTTCTTCATTTTTTCGGCATCAGTGAAGTTTTGAGTAATATCACTTGCAACTTCCTGCCCTTTAATAGTTGGTTTATTTTCCTCCATAATGTTTTTATCCATTTAAGCGAGTGAAACTCGCTGGTTTGTTAGATAAACTAACAATTCCCTTTCGCTAACTTAGATAAATAAAAAAAGCCCCTGTTTTCACAGGAGCTTATATAACAAAAAACAACCTTTTTAGGTTGCATAGATTTCATATTAAATTGTCGGACACAAAAACTCCTATGCTTAGTTTGGACTGCTCACTCCGTATTTGGAGCGCAAAACTAAGAAAGAAGAAGTTTGTCGTAGTACTTAATCGGTTGTCTCTCCGATTAGCTCACTAGCTGGCAAAACGTCCACACCATCATAATAGCACAATAAAATTATTTGTCAAATTTTTCTTTAAAGTATCCTTTTAATTAATTTTTTATTTTTCCACAATTCAGTTCTTACCAGCTGACCTTCAAAATGAACCAAATGGAGTCCGGTAGTTTTCACGGCCATTTTTTGAATAAATCTGCATTTAATATTATTAACAACAAAAAATGCTATTGGATATTTTTTAAGTTCATCAAAGAAGGCATCGTCAACCATTTTAGACATAGTATTTGCCGTATATTCAATAGCGTCATTAATCACGCTATTATATCTTTGAAATTCACCAAATTCTGGAAATTCTATTTTAAACTCGAAATCCTCCACCATTTTCTTCGTGATTTTTAATTCTTTCATAAAAAAGTGTTACCCAGGCACCTCACTGGTTTATTTTTAGTAACCACTAAAGGTTTGATATTTAATTTGCCTACAAATATTATCTTAATTACCATTAAATCGCAACCATCGCCCCAGCGATTAGCTTCCAGAATATCATAAATCTCCTGGACAATTTTGTCCTTTTCTTTTTCCTCCGCTATTTCTATGTTTGTTTTTGACATAACCTTATTTTAAGTTAAATAAGCTTTTCAAATATCTCCAAAATAAGATAACTTTTACGGCAGTTAATATTTTAAGATTCATGATAAGATTCCTCTTTTCCTCCTTCCACTTCTTTTTTCTAGCTATTCTAGGGTTAGCTTCTTCCATTACTCTCTTAACCTCTCTGATTAAACAACCAAAATCATCACTGTTTAAAGCGGTGATTATGTTTTTGTCGCGATACATCTCAATTACATCTCTCCTTGCATCAAATTTTAATTTGATCATATTGTTACTATTTATAACAAGATGTTACTTATAGTAACAAAATGTTATTTTAAATTAATTATCTTAAAAATCCTCGGCTATCATAAACATCGGGCTGCTTATAATTTTCATACTGAGCATAATCCGATTTATCAGTAACAATATTTGCCTTATCGAGATTAACTGCTAAGTATTCAGTAGCTGAACGATGATGAGATGTCCAATCGTGAATAGGAAGTGATACTGGTGATGTCGCTTGAGAGTTTTCATTTCTTTGTGGATAGCGAGCAAATTTTATTGAAGAAACCCACGTCTTTGTTCCAACATCTCCAGCCCCCTGAGTATTATTAATTTCAACACCCTTTTGCAAAAATACTTTAGTTTTTTCTTTCCTAATTGCGAACGTGTTAGCTTCTGGAGACGTTTGAACAAATATTCCGGCCTTTTCTAACTCTAACCTAGTGCTAGTCTTTTCTTTGCTAACTATGGACCGTTTAGCCACGTCAGGATCTCCCACATGAATTGCCTTTTTCCACTGACTAACTTTTTGAATAAGCGCCAATTCTT